CCGAACGTCTTCTTTGACTTGGCCCCCCTTTAAAGAGAAATCATATGTCCAAATATGAATTTGTAATATCAGCGCAGGATAAAACAGCGCAGGCCTTTTCTTCGATAAACTCAAAACTAGGCACAGTAACAAAACAGGCAGCAGGAACCGCAGCTGCAGTTGCGGGAGTAACAGCTGCTTTTGGCGCGTTTATGGTGTCATCCGCTAAAAACGCCAAGGAATTAGAAGCCCAAGCACGGCTTGCAGGATTGAACGTGGAAGAGTTTCAATCGTTAAGCTATGCGTTTGGAATGTTCAATATCGAACAAGAAAAGTTCGCTGACATTTCAAAAGATGTTCAAGACAAGCTAGGCGATTTTATCGCTACCGGCGCAGGCCCGTTTAAAGACTTTTTTGAACAAGTTGCGCCACAGGTTGGATTGACCGCTGACGCTCTTAAAGATTTATCTAGCACTGATGTTCTAATAGCTGTGAAAAAGGCAATGGACGATGCGAACGTATCAGCCAAAGAACAAGTGTTCTATATGGAAGCGATAGCCAACGATGCAACGCTGCTACTTCCAGCGCTGCAAAATAACGGTGCTGCCATTAAAGAATACTCTGATCAGTTCAACAACTTGAACTTAGCCATGAGCCAAACAGAAGTTGAAAAAATGGCTGAACTGGCGAATGAGTTTAAGCGAATAGAGGCAACGGCCAGCAGTATAGGAAACAAGTTAGCATCAAACTTTGCGGAGCCACTCGCTGATTTACTCGAAGTGTTAGAGGGTGGTTTAAATGAACATTTGCTAAGAGGCGAAAAAGCATTTAAAGGAATGGCCGCTGGTATGTTTGAGGTGGCTGCGGCTTCGGCATCCCTTGCAAAGTATAGCCCGTTTGCGGGTTTCTTCTCTGGTTTAAGCACTGATGAAATCGCTCAGCAGGCAGCAGATTTCAAAGGAACCGCTAATACGCTATACGCTGATATCAATAAGATAGTCGATCAGCTTAGCGAGCTAGATAATCCTGATTTTGGATCGACTAACAATATCTTTGAAGGTATGGATGATATGTTCAACCTTGAAGGCGCTGTTACGAATATCGATATAAGCCCTCTAAAAGAAGTAACAAAAGAAGTAGAAGCAGCCACCAAGGAAGTAGAAAACTCGTTTTTAAAGAGCCTTTCACTTATTGACGAAATAAACGCAAGTGCTTTTACTTTTGATGAATCAATGGCAGAGAACGCAGGCATGTTTTGGGAGAACTTTGAGGAGCGCGGATTTACTGCTTACGAAAACTTAACCGAAACTAGTCAGTCGTTTTGGGAGCAATGGCTGGAAGCAACGCAAGGGGCTTTAGTTAACTTTGACCAGTTAGCAGCATTTACAGTAGAGAGCTTTTCTAATCGAATGGGAAGCGCCAT